AGCATAGGAGGGAGGTTATTGAGGATCTCCTAGACATACAAATATTCTCAACTATGAATACTCTTTTAAAAGAGAAAGCGTCAAAGAATAGAAGCGGTATAATTGATGTAGATCATAAGATTGATCTTGCAGAGCAAAAAATAGAAATGCAAGAAAGTCATATTAACGATCTTAAAAATAATACCGAGAAGAGAATAAACGAGAGTAAAATTAAAATAGCTAAGGCTGAAACGGATAAAAAGCAGTACGTCGATAACGCTGAAGAGCTGCAGCGACAAGTTGAAGCATTGCAGCAAACAAAGCATGACATCGTAAAAGTAAAAGAAAAGAAAAAGAAGCTTGAGCATTTCGAATATAAGCTGCAGGATAAGATCTCTAAACTAGAAGAGGATATAGAGTTCTATCGCGATCATGATGACTGCCCTACGTGTAAGCAAAATATAGAAGAAAGCTTTAAGTGTGATATAGTCGATAAAAAGCAAGAATGTTTGACAGATACTAATGACGGCTTTACAAAGCTTAAAGAAGAGTATAGCAAGATAAACGCTCAGATAGAAGAGATACAGAATACACAAGAAAAAGTCTCCGGTATTCAAGCTGAAATATCTAATAGTAACTCACAGATAAATGCGCTTAATACACTTATTAACTCTATTAATGAAGACATAGAAAGTATGTCTGTTGAACATGATACGAATAATAACAGCGCAGAGATACTACAAGAGCTTACAGCAGGTCTAAAAGGCACACATAGCGATAAAGAATCACTTACAGAAGAAAAAAGTATACTTGATATTGCTTCCTTAATACTTAAAGACACAGGAATAAAGACTCGAATTATAAAGCAGTATGTTCCTGTAATGAATAAGCTTATCAGTAAGTATCTTGCATCGATGGACTTCTTCGTACAATTCGAACTTGATGAAAACTTTAACGAGACTATCAAGTCAAGATTTAGAGACGAGTTCAGTTATGACTCATTCTCCGAAGGTGAGAAGATGCGAATTGACCTTGCGTTGCTATTTACCTGGCGTACTATTGCTAAGTTAAGGAACAGTGTTAGCACAAATTTACTTATTATGGATGAGGTATTTGACTCTTCTCTCGATAGTACTGGTACTGATGAGTTTATGAAGATATTGAATGAGTTGACTTCTGACGCTAATGTGTTTATAATATCGCATAAAGGTGATCAGTTAATGGACAAGTTCCAAAATACTGTTCGATTTGAAAAGGTAAATAACTTTAGTAGGATAGCAGCGTGATATACGAACTGTTAAAAGGCAGTGACCCTCTTCTCAGTCAAGGTACAGAAGACTATGATTTTCAATCTCCTCCTCTGGATGAGAGGAATCGACCATTCATGCCCGGTGCACTGGCTGAAAGCTTAAAGGAATCCTTAATATATCATAAAGGTATCGGAATCTCAGCGTGTCAGATTGGATTTCCTTGGAACGTTTTTGCTGTAGGAGATCCTAACGATCCAGATAATATAGTGATTATGTTTAATCCGCGAATCGTCGACACATCTCCGGACGAGGTTCTTATGGAGGAGGGGTGCCTTTCTTACCCGGGTCTTTTTATAAAGGTTAAAAGACCATCCACAATAAGAATAAGATATATAGATGCTGCCGGTGACACAATGACAGAAGTATACAATGGTGTACCAGCTCGCGTCATTTTGCATGAGTACGATCATAGCAAAGGTGTTACTTTTCAGAAGCGAGCTACAACAACTCATTTAAGTCAAGCCAAGCGGCAGAAAATAAAGCTTGATAAAAAGCGCAAGAGTAACTATAATAAGGCTAAAGCTAAGTAAGGTAATAGTAGTGCCCTTCCACTGCTTCAATCAAAACTAGGAGACTAATATGTCTAATACCCCCTCTAAGGAATACCATTATTCCGAAATCTTTGACTCTATACAAGGCGAAGGCCATTATACAGGTGTACCTACAGCATGGTTAAGATTCTTCTTATGTAACTTACAGTGTGATGGCTTCGGTCAAAAAGATCCTACCGATCCTAGTACCTATGTATTACCCTATGAAGAGTTTGATGCTACCCGTATCAAGACAGTAGAAGAGTTACCGGTATGGGAGCAAGGATGTGATTCCTCATATTCCTGGTCCAAGAAGTATAAGCATCTACAAAATAAAGCAACACCAGAAGTTATGGCGCAACGAATTCGAGACGAGTTTACTAACGAATATAATAACGGTAAATGGTTAAATCGTCATATGTGCTTTACTGGTGGTGAGCCGCTGATGAAGCATGCGCAGAAATGTGTTGTAGCGCTCATGAAGCATTGGATACAGGAAGGAGATTATCCTAAGTTTATAACATTTGAGACTAACGGTACTCAACCACTTACAGATGAGTTCATCGAATTCTTTAATGCGTACGATGGTGAATTGTTTTTCTCTGTAAGTCCAAAACTATGGACTGTTGCTGGAGAGCAATCGAAGCGAGCTATTAAGCCTGAAGTTATTGCACAGTATAGTCGTTTATCATCTTGCGGACAACTTAAGTTTGTCGTAGGACCGAAGGATGAGCAATGGGAAGAGATGCATAATGTAATAGATAGCCTCAGAATACATCAAGTAGACTGGCCTGTATGGATTATGCCTGTAGGTGCCACTGTAGAAGGTCAGAAGCTTGTAGATGGTGATGTAGCGAGAATGGCTTATCAAAGAGGTTATAATGTATCAGCCAGAGTGCATACGTATCTCTGGGGTAACACGGTTGGAGTATAATTATGAAACTAACAAGTACTAAGTCCTATTACAATCTACCTGTTGCGCATATGCAATGGTTCGATAAAGATGAGTCTGGGTATGACTATTCTGGTCCATGTGCTAAGTGGCACGGTTATGATCGCTCTATTCACTTCGAGTTTGCCGGTGAGGTAGATGAGCATGGATGGATCGTAGGCTTTGGTGACTTAAAACCTCTTAAAGACTTTCTGGAGTATTACTTTGATCATACAGCGCTGGCTTCAGCTGATGATCCTAGACTAGATAAGATTTATCATGCCCATGCAGAAGGTCTTGTAGATCTTAGAGTGTTACCATACGGTGTATCTATGGAGATGAGCTCAGTGTTTATATGGGAGCAAGTTAATCCATGGATATACGATATCACAGATGGACGCTCTTACGTGTCAAGAGTAGAGTGTCGAGAGCATGAAAAGAACTCAGCATATATCGAAATAGATGAATCTATAGCTCGTATGCAGGCTAAGATGGCTGAGAAGAAGCTAGTAAAATTTGCTAACTGGAACAAATTCGTAACTCCTCGCGACATACTCAAAAAGTATATGAAATGAGTCTCGAATTTTTAGTTCTTATATATACCGGTGTCGATGGTTACCATCTGTCGATTTTCCGTAACTTTCCCACAAGGAGAAAAAAATGTTCCCTATGAAGAACAGTAAAACCGCATGGTTTGAAGCTGTAGCTACTGGCATGTTTGGAGTTGCCATACCGCTGTTTATAGTATATACTATGTCAACAATGTAAGAAAAAGTGAAGGTTTATTATGATATCGGAAGTGATTAAGAAGCGTCTTAAAGACGCTAATGCTCGTTACTGGGCTGGTGATAATATATCGCAATTTATATATGATGAAGACGAGAAGCAAGATCTTATTGATGAGGTAACAGAGAAGTTTGAGGATGTACTAGACTCGTTACTTATAGATAGACAGGAAGATCCTAACTCAAGAGGTACAGGTCATCGTCTAGCTAAGATGTATATCAATGAGATAATGTCAGGTCGATACAGTGCAAGACCTGTTGCTACCGCGTTCCCTAATGATAGTGAAGAGCGATATAGCGGAATGTTAGTTGTACGTTCAGAGCTCAAATCTATGTGCTCTCATCATCACCAGCCTGTAACTGGTATTGCCTATATTGGTATTATACCAGGCAATAAAGTTATTGGCCTTTCAAAGTATACTCGTATTGCGCAATGGTGTGCCCGTCGCGGTACTCTTCAAGAAGAACTCTGCAACGATATAGCTCGTGAGATTAAAGCCGCAACTGGTACTGCAGACGTTGCTGTCTATATTCAGGCTACTCATGGTTGCTGTGAAAATAGAGGTATAAGTGCGCATAGCTCTTTAACTCAGACTACTGTACTTAATGGCGAGTTTCATAACGCTGATGTGAAGACTGAATTCTTTGATAATGTTAAACTACAGCAGGAGTTCGCGCCTCGATGAGAATAGCCCATGAAGCTCCACTCTGTATTATTAAATCTATTCAACAAGTTACCGATTACGACTACGCTCTTGTACATCTGTTTGATGAGAGTGAGGAGTACTTTAAGTTCTTTAAAGATGCGGTAGCAGACGATAGGTATGTTATTCTTGATAATAGTATCTTTGAGCTCGGTGTTGCGTTTAACATGCATAAGTTTGCTGGGTATGTAGATCTTCTACGCCCAGCAGCTTATATTGTACCAGATGCTCTAGAAGATAAGAACAAGACTATAGAAAACTTTGATGCGTGGATCAAAGACTATAGTCACCTACCAGGTAAAAAGATAGGCGTAGTGCAAGGTAAGAACTATAACGAAATAGTAGAATGCTATCGTTATATGGACGAGCATGCCGATATTATCGCTATATCTTTTGACTACAGCCACTACGAAAAAACATTTCCTAATGAGAAGACCAAGTATCATTCATGGATGCGTGGACGGCAATACCTATTGGGTATTATGCTTGCTAATGGTGAAATTAATACTGATAAGCCTCATCATCTACTCGGTGCTGGACTCCCGCAAGAGTTTGCAAGATATAAGTTCTGGGACTGGATTGACACTATTGATACTTCCAATCCCGTCGTACATGGTATTAAGGGTATTAGATATCAAAGACAGCCTGAGTACGATATTTACGGCTTACAAGATAAAGAGTCTACCAAGCTATTTAAATTACTTGACGATAACGTTGATAATATCGATGATATATTATATAATATAGAGATGTTCAAGTATAATGTGAGTGTAAGATAATGTGGGTTGCATTATTCTCTAATAGCGGCAATGAGTTAGCTGCTATATGCAGTAAGCTTGGTAGAAAGCCTGATGTAGTTTATTGCGATAAAGAGCGCGTTGATTGGCACTCTGATATTAGCGATGATACCAGTCTAATGAGTCACGTGGATGTAGTGAAAGCTCTCTCTATACTTCCAAAAAATACTCTTGTTACACTGCATGGTTATCTCAGACTTATACCTGAAAGCGGTATAAGCAATAATATGTATAACGTTCATCCTGGTGATATTGTTAAGTATCCAGAATTGAAAGGTATACATCCTCAAGCAAAAGCTTTAGAGCTTAAACTACCTTCGACTGGAGTTGTTATACATCAAGTTACTTCAGAAGTAGATAGTGGTGAGATAGTATCGTCAGCTGAGTATTCGATTAATACTAATGAGACTGAGCAAAGTTTAATTAATAATTTAAGAGATATTTCTATTGATCTCTGGTGTGAATTTTTACGAGGTAAATTGTGATAAGTGAAGTTGAAGAGACAGGCGAAGCTAGACCTGATCATTATAGTCAGAAAGATGGCGCTATCGAATGCATACAAGCTATTGAGCAGCTTTGTGATGAGCATCAGAATGATCCATTTACGGACTATAATCGGTATCAGTGTATTAAATATCTATGGCGCCTTGGTAGGAAAGATGATATACTGTTTGAACTTTATAAGTCAAGGCAATTCTTAGACTTTGCGATTGAAAAATTAGAACGTGATAGAGGTATTATAAATGAGTGAAATTGAAGATATTGCTAGTAAGCATTTAGGTAAGGCTGGTGATGGATCGGTTGTTAAACCGTATATAACTCCAGACGATGTAGATGCGAGTCTACTTGTTGGTGTACCTCGTCATCTTAACCGTACTGGATACGGTATAGTAGAGGGTGATTTACCTTTCGTAGGTATTGATGCATGGAATGGATATGAGTTCTCTACTCTTCTTAAGAACGGTTTTCCGGTCTCTGGATGGGTAAAGTATATCTACGATAGTAATACTCCTAATATTGTTGAGAGTAAGTCAGCCAAGTTATATCTGAACTCTTATAATATGGCGCGTCTAATTGAAAATACAGATGAAATATACTTAGTTGAAAATCAGATTAAAAAAGATCTCACAGAAGTGATAGGCGGTGAGGTTGAAGTCTTTATTAAATGGGGTGATATCAATACTGTAAATCCTATCATAGGTGACTTTACATCACTAGAGCATTACTGTGATATTGAAAATATGACTTTCGATGTCTACAACGAGAGTGCAGATATATTAGATGTTGTACCTTCTATAGGTCGATATGAGCGTTGGAGATCTTATTCACTTCGTTCTAACTGTCGAGTTACTAATCAGCCTGACTGGGGCGATGTGTATATTCATATTAAAGGTGACAAGGCTGTAACTCCTGAGTCACTACTTAAATATATTATTTCAATGCGTAAAGAGAATCATTTTCACGAAGAGATAAGTGAGTGTATCTATAAGCGCTTGTATGATTTACTAGACCCTGAAGAACTAT